GGTCTTTGATGACCGTCCAGTGGTACGGCTCGCCAGAGGAGTTCGACACCCGTTCGATCTTCATGGCCTCGTCCGGAGTCACGTACAGGCCAGACCACCAGTTGTATTCGTCCGATGGCTCGTCCATGTTCCGGAAGTCGGCAGGCAGTGGGTACACACTGCGGTACAGCGTGTAGGGCTCACCCGTGATGTTGGCCTTCAGCTTCAGCGTGGAGTCCAGGACGATCACGCTCCCGGAGGTGCGGCTGGCAACGCGGCAGATTTCCTCGCCCACCTTCAGGTACGCGCCGGTGGCAGCCCAGGTCGGCCACGTTCCGCCAGTCAGCGTCACGGTCGTCCCGCTGGAGCTGACCGTCCCGGTCGCATACGGGGCATCCAAAATGACCCGCCCGTGGACATGGTAGTAGGACCAGTCCCGCATGGTGGTCAGCTCATCGTATGACCGGATGATGGCCTGTTTGATGTCCTTCTGCTCTGCGTCCTGCGGACCCCCGTAGGACGAGACGATGAGGTACTGGACGAGATTGGCGTAGGTGGTTGCAGGCATGGCTCTAGGGACTATTGCCCGGAAACTAGGCCCGCAGAAACACCAGAAAACCGGCCATCACGGTGGCCAGGAAGGTGGCGGAGAGGACCATGAACAGGAGGAAATGCCGGAGGTTCATGGCTTGCGATTTACGGCTGCCGCGTACGCCGCCGCGTCGACCTCCACTACCACACCGCTGGCCAGCAGTTGCGGTAGCAGCGTGGCCGCAGGCTCCCAAGTGACGAACTCGTCATTGACGGCCAGCAGCAGCCGCCCGGCGGCGTCACGCGGGGCGACGGCGGCGGGATCGAAGCAGGTGACGGTCTTGCCGTCCGGCGTGGGGTGGCCCCAGGCGGCGTCCAGTTGAAGCCGGATGGACTCGTAGAGGCCGTCGTCGGCGGTGCGGAAAAACCTCATGCGACCGTAATCCCCCACTTCTTGCCTAGGTAGCGTTCGACGTTCAGCCGCTCCGATGCCGAGAGCGCGCGGTCGTACAGCAGGATTTCCCCAATCCAGCCTTGCCACTGAAACACCGTGGATGAGTAGTAGCCGATGCGCTGCATAGTTTGCGAAGCTGACGTTGTAAATGATGACGCGCCGTTGACCCCGCTGTTTCGCTGCGTGCCATCAATAAACACAAAGCCACCGGCCGCAGCCGACCTGACGACCGAAACAACTGCGGGACCGAATGGGGTCGCCGCATTGGTCGCATAGGTAGGCCGCAGGCGATGCACGCCTTCGTCAAATCCTGGCCCGAAACTAGCCTCTACAAGCCGGGCGCTTCCTCGGGCGACTGAGATGCCAAAGCCCGTGCCGCCCTCGTTGACAAGCGTGTCTTGGCCCGTTGAATCACCAATCTGCGCGGCAGCAATGATCCACGTTTCATCTGTGCGGGCGGTGCCGGTGAAGTTGAAGCCGTCGTTACTGCCGTCGAACGACAACGCTGTCTTGCCGTTGACCGTGGTGGTGACCGGCCGATTGTTGGCCGTGGACTGTGACGCGGCAGTCTTCAGCCCCGCCTTGCTCGTCCACGTTTCGACGGCTCCTGAGTTCAGTGTCAGCGTGGCGGCGTCGTTGGCATCCCACCAGTTGGCAAGGCCGGAGATGCTGGCCGGGTTGAACCCGCTCGCCTTGGGTCGCAGAAGCCTGGGATTCATCGGCATGGTCTGACCTCAGTCATCTAGGGGACGGTCAGGACGGACCGTCGCCGCACCGAATGGCGATAATGTGCGACCCGGGAACCAGGTGGGCGGCGTCGGGCGGATTGGCGGTGTTCAGCTTCACGGCGAGCGAGGCCGCAGCGGACGTGGCATAAACAAACGAAGAAGACAACGCGCTAGTCGTTGAGGCCACCATAGCTTGGGCGGTATTGCCCACCAATTCGGCCCCGCCATACAGGGCGTAGCCAGCGGGGGGCGTTGACCCCACATAGGACGAGCCGTTGATGGCGACCAGCGCACCGCCGGATGAGAGGCTGGTGCTGGCCCCGACCAAGACCACACGCACGTCGTACGCGCCGGCCGAGGGCAGGTTCACGGCCAGGCCGTATTCGTAGTACTCGCTGCTGGATGCGCCCACCGTGGACGTAAGGGCACCCACCGAAATCGACGGCAGGCCAACCTCCCCGGCCGTGTGGGTGTGGCCAGGCGAGGAAAAGCTGAGATTCACGTTGCCGGTTTGGCCGTTGACGCTGGATACGCCAGCGTTGACGGTTACGGCCCCTGTCTGCCCGTTTACGCTGGCCACGCCAGCAACCAAGGCACCCGCCCCCTTGACGACATACAGAGTGCTGGAATCCTTCTTGGCCAGGGCGTCGTAGGAAGCCTGGCTGATGTTCACCAAGTTCTTGATCTCGGTGGCGCCGGGGATCCCAGCGGAGTCGCTCTTCAGCGTGTCTTCCGGCCGGGGAGGGAAGGACGGGATGGACATCGGCTACCCCTTCAGCGTGACGGTCATGGAGCAGGTGGTGCCGCCGGCAATGACGGGCACCACGTACGGGAACGAGAAGCAGGCGTCCGGGACCGGGTGGGCACCGACCGTCACGGCCGTGGTCACAGCAGCACCGTCCGAATAGATGATCCGCGGCGTGGCTTCCTGGCCTTCGGCCCCGTGCCAGGTGATCTGCGTGGCACCGCCCGTGTTGCCGATCAGCACGCCGCCGCCGGCCATGTGCTGGAAGCTGAAGCGAGCCGACGTGGTGGCCGCAGAGCTGCCGGCCGTGATGGTGACCGTCTCCTGGAACCTGGTAATTTCGATCATTTGCCTTTCCTCTTCAGTGGGTGGGCGTGACGGTTGACGATCATCTCCCGCAGCTCGCCGTCCTTCTTGCCCGGGTGTTTCTGCCTGTAGCGAACCAGCTCTTCCTGGACGATCCGTTCATTCAGGACGGTACGCTTCTGCGGGATGACCGTGCCCTGGTGCTTGACCGCCCCCTCCACCGTCAGGTTGCGAGCCTTCGCTACCTTCTTAATGTCCGCCGTGGAGTCCACCCACGCCATTGGATCCCGGTGAGCCCGGTGGTCCGCCAGGCCGCCCACGTAGACCTTCCCGGCCACGCTGATCCCGGCCGCCTTGGCCTCCGACAGGATGGTGCGGGCCTGCTTCTTGGGCATGTCGTCCAGCCACTGCTGGTTCAGGCGGCCCTCCATAAATGCCCTATCAGACCCCCTGGTGCCAGGCGGGGTTTGCGTGGCACACATAACGGCCCAACGCTCGCCGTAGGGCAGGGCCCGTTCGTACGTCTCGCAGGCCTCAGGGCCCAGGCGGAGGACTTCCTTGGGGATTTCCACCTTGCTGCTCCGGCCCCGGGGGAGGCTGTGGCGGCGGCGGGGGCGGCGGCGGCACCACATACTTCGACACGTCCATGTCCATGGCACGCCCCCAATCCTGCATGAGGGCGTTGAACAGATTCGGCTGGCCAGCCTGGAGCATGCCCTGGGCGACCGGCATGATGATCTGCATGGCGGAGTTGATCTGCTCCACCTTCGTCCCGGGGTTGGGCTTCCGGGCGGAGCCGGCCTCCACGCGGAAGTCGAACTCCCGCAGCAGCTGCTCTGGGTCCACGGACTGGACGTGCATCTGCCAAGCCTGAGCGGCCAGCGGTCCCATGAGCGGAACCACATCCTGGGGCTGGACCAGCCAGCGGGCCAGGAATGCCTCCTTGCGAGCAAGCGTGGACAGGGCCGTCTCCAGCTTTTCGGCCATGTCGTCTGGCCGCACGGAGATCTGCTCGGCCTTCACGGTGGCTTCTGCGGCACTTCTGAAACTTGCCCTGGTCATGCCGTAAACCAGCTCTGTCAAACCGACGCGGCGGTCGAACAGCTCCGTAACGGCGGCGACGATGTTCCAGAGATCCGTGGGGACGCCAGGCAGCTGGAACACACTGATGATGTCGTTGACGCTGCGACCAATGGCCTCAGAGATTTCGACAATCTTGAAGCCTGACTCATCCGAATCCAGGATCTTCGCCTTGATGTCGTTGTCGGCAGCCTTGGCCACGCCGATCATCGTCTGGCTGGACGTGGCGATCTTGGTCGCCATGAACGACATCGCATAGTTGATGAATCGCAGCTCACCGATGCCGGGCTTGATCAGCGAGATGGGGTACGAATACCCCGGCTTGCCGTGCCACTGGAGGATGGTGCAGGGCCACCCACCAGGATCGGCCCAGTACGGGATCGGCCACTGGGCGGCCCGGAACATGGTGGGCGGAACGCCCGTCTCGTCCACCGGCTCCTGAAGCATGTCCGGGCTGACGTTCAGGGGGTGGTCCACGCCCTCGCAGACAACGATGTAGCAGTACTCGCCCAGGGCATCGAACTTCCCACGCAACTCCTTAGGGGCGTCCTTCAGCCGGTCACCGAACCCTGTCTTGGAGTAGATCTCCCAGTATGTGACCAGGTCGTTGGTCTTGCCCATCTTCTTCTTCGTCTCGTAGCCCCGCTCCTTGCGGTTGCTGCGGGAGTCGTAGCTTTCAGAGTGGCCCTTCAGCTGCTCGGGATCCAGGCCAAACTTGGCCGCTACAAACTCCTTGGGATGGCACCGCCGCCTGGCAAGCCACAGGATGTCCTCTTGGTCGTCGGCATCGGGATCCCACAGGACGTTGTCGAAGCTCTCGTAGAAGCTGCCGGCCATCCGGGACTCACTGCCGGGGATCTGGTACAGCTCCGTGAACCAGCACCCTGCACCTTTGATCAGGGCCTCGTCTACCACCTTGCGGTTATGTTCCGCCAGACGCAGCTCATTAGGCGTGTAGTTCAGGTAGTCCTCCAGCAGCTTGCAGATGATCTCCCGCCGCTCGGCCAGGAACTGCGTCTGCTGTACCTGCTGCTGGTACATCTGGATCATCGGATCCTGCATCATCACCGGCTGACCGTCCGGGCCGATGATGGGCTGGCCGTCCGGGCCCATCTGCGGGACCGGAGGCTGCGGGAAGATCCCCAGCATCTGAGGCGAGATGACGGGGTAGACCCGGGGCGTACATTTCCGATTGGGGTTGCGGTGGTGGATCACCGAACCGAACAAACGAACAGCCTCCCAGACACGGTTGATGGTCATCCGGAAGGCGGGAGCGGAGATGCCCTTAACGAATCCCTTCTCTCCACGGGCGTACTCCGACCGGAACATCCATGCGTTGTCCCCGTCGTAGAACTGCATCGCCTCGTCGGCGTCTTCCTGGAAGGGGCGCTTATGCTCCTTCGCAAGTTTCAGCTTCTCCAGCCAGCCCTGGACGAGCGGGCGGAGCGGGTTCTGGTCGGCCATGAGCGTTTCCTGGGCTACTTCTTATTGCCCGCAACCGCCTTCTCCAGGGCCGAAAGCCGCTCAGAGAGGCCGGCAATGCGGGGATCCCGGGGCCGGTGTTCCCAGGTTCCGAACTTCTTCCACTCCACGCTGTCATCCAGCCGCGGATCGTCCTTGTGGTGAACCGAAGGCTTATCCACGCCGCCGTAACCGGGGGACAGGGCCCACAGCTCCAGGGTGTCCTTGCCAACCTTGGCCACAAAGGCCATCTGGGCAGCCGCACCCTCATGGACGCGGTACAGGACGGTGTCACCGATATTCACCTCAGGCATCTGCCATTCCATTGCTAACCCTTTCGCTGGGGGCCTAGAACTACGTAACCCTTGCCGTCGTCGCCCTGACGCTTCTTCCGCTCCGCCAGCCACTTCACGTACCAGGGCTCAGGGCCAGGCCTGGCTGGTGGCTGGTGGTATTTCGGCTCATAGGCGCAGAGGTACTCCAGGCACTGCACGGCGTGGACCTCGCCGCGGGTGTTGGGCATGTCCGTGACGAACGGCCCGGAGTTGCTCTGAATCACCTTCTTCTTGTATCGCTTGATCTCCCGGACCAGGTCCGGCGTAGCCCCCTCCAGGAACTTCAGCTGCGTGCTGCCGTCGCCGCGGATGTGCAGCATCTGGCGGACGAGGGCGGTACGGGCCTGGATGTCGTCGGACCCGGGGATGAACTGGTGGCCCGTCATCTGGGCCCGGATGCCTCGCTCCCGTAGCTGCTCCGAATAAAGGTCGCATGGCAGCCGGCCGGAGCCCAGGTCACGCAGCGTGCCGCCGTGCATGTCCATGATCAGGGCGTAGAAGTGCTGATCCTGGGCCTTCTTGGCAAACTCCTCACCCCAGATCAGGGCATTAGCGTTGCGGATGTACAGCTCGTCGTAGACCAGCAGCATCTTCTCGTCGGGCGGCACGGCCCCAAAGATGCACGCCATCACAGTGTGGCCAGGGTCAATGGCAACGTAGCGTGTCCACTCCGGCGGCACGCCACCCGGAAGGGCCGCACGCGGGAACGTATGGACCGTGGGGTTGAAGGACGGGTACATCAGGATGGAGTCCTGCGTGAACTCACCCTCGGCCCGCATCCGCAGCTCGTCTATCCCCAGGGCGCTCCACCGGGAGATGTTCTTCTCCTTCTCCTCCTGGTCGATGTGGGCGTTGTCCAGGAAGCGGAAGGTGAACTTCTTGATGCGGGGCTGCTCCCGCCCCTCCTCGGCCTCCTTGTCAGCCCGCTCGCACAGCCCCAGCAGGGCGTCGTTCTTGGAATGCGGCATCGCACTCCACAGCATGCGGCCCTTGCGGTCTGCCAGGCGGGCCTGCATCTCACCGACCCATGCGGGGTTCGATACGTCCTCGTCCAGGTGGACAAGATCGGCCTGAAAACCTTGCGGCGGCTCGCCTTCCGATGAGAAGAAGTGAACCGTCCATCCGTTCGACAGGACCACACGCTGGCAGTAGCCGGCGTTCTTCAGCACCCAGGACACGTCTTCTACCAGGCGGTTAGGCACTAGCGGAGGAGCCGGCTTGGCCTCCTTCTTCCGTTCTGCATCAGTAACCGGGTTGAATGCTCGCCACTCCTTAGTCTCGGCATCCTTGATGATCTTGAACGCCCCGGCCTTAAACAGCATCGGGTAGCAGACCAGACCGATGTGTGGCCAGTTCCTACCCACCACCACCAGGTTGCCGCCTTCGGTCGGGTACTTGTTGTACGGGTCCTGGCCTGTCAGGGCCCTGGCGTCCTCCACAAACGTGGACAGGGACTTGCCGCTGCGGTTGCCGCCCAGGACGATCCGCTCAGAGGCCATGCAGGCATGCATCTCCTCCTGGTGCGGCATCGGCTGGTACAGCCGGAGGGCCTCTATCTTGCGGCTCTTCAGCTCCGACTGGACTTCCTTTAGGACGTTCAGGCGGTGCTGAGTGATGCCTGGAACCACCGGAGGCTTCGGCGGCTCAGGGATTTTGCGCGGGTGCTTCTTCACGCTTCTCCATGGCCGGCAGCGCCGTGATGATCGTTGCAGTCTCCAGCACACGCTGCCGCAACTCGTCTTCCAGCTCGTCCTCTGTCCAGTGAGACATGGGCTTCTTGGCGCCGCCCATGGCCGTGTTGTTGGTGACCAGCCGCGCAATCGTCTCCAGCATTCTCGTCCGGTGGGCACCGCCCGGCGGGCTGTCGTAGTACTGCTTCATAAAGAGGTTGGAGAACCCAGCCACGCCGCCCATGTACTCCATGATCGTCTCCACCAGCTCGGCGCTGTGTGGGACATTGCTGCCGCCCAGGCGGGCCACTTGGCAGAAGGCATCCACCGCATTGGCTTCGATCCGATCCAGCCGCTCGTCCTTTGACCGCTTGCGGCGCTTCCGCTCGCCTTCCGAACGGCAGGCCTTGCACTGCGAGTGCCGGCGGCCGTCCGCCGCCACATGGAAGGCATGGGCCGGCAGCTCCTTCTGGCACTTGTTGCACCGCTTGGTAGCTGCCTGGTCCATCGGTCACACCCTGGTCATCCAGACGTTGCCTTCGACGTGCGGCGTGATGCCGCAGGCCCACACCGCCTTCTGCACGTCAGGGAAAGCGTGGTAGTCATGCCCGGCGAGGATGTGCTTCGCCTTGGGCCGCCATGCTTCGATGTCGGCCTTGACCGCCTCGTAGTCATGCTCGGCATCGATGTAGACGATGTCGAACTCGCCGTTGCTAAAGCTCGCAGCCGCTGCGGGCGACCGGGCACAGTGCGCCCTGATCGGCAAACCCTGCGTGTTGCGGAGGAACACCTGAATGGGAGAACCGCGTGAGCCGTCGTAGGCCTTGCAGCCCTCGTCGTTCTCAGATCCCTCCCACGTATCGACGCACACCACTTCCTTTGCACCGGCCTTGGCCATGATCACGGCCGACCGCCCGGCCCAGGATCCGACCTCGCACACCACTGGCGGTCGGCCATGCTCCTGCGTGAACTGCGTCACCATCGCCACCAGGGCGTTGGCATCCTGGCCGGGAAGGTCCATGCCCATGCTGTCGAACACGGGCAGCTTCACGGAGGACTTGAACTCCACCAGCTTGGTGCCGGGTTCGACCTTGGCCTCCCAGCAGTCCTTCAGCTTGTGCGAGATGCCCTCGGCGGCGATCACCTGCGGCTTGCCGACGCACTTCGGCTTCCAGTGACCAGCCCACGCATCCCAGTTACAGAAGACCGGGTTGTATCCCAGCGTCTGTGAGCCGACCAGTGACAGGTCACGGGTCATGGTCACGTCTTCGGTGGACGCCTTCTCGGCGGCGAAGCGGTCCTTCCACTCATAGTAGAACCAGGGCTTGTCGCCTTCCTTCTTCGGCTCCGTGAGATCGAAGGCCCGCATGTCGTACATGATCAGGCCAGTCGGCAGGGCGGCACACTCCTGGATGCCAGCCATCTTCACGGCCGTGTGGCGGTCGTACATCTCCAACTGGAAGTCGGGGTTAGGGTTCTCGCTGGCCATGTTCTGCCACCGGAACACGTAGACACACTCCACGGGCGGCGGCCCGCAGTACGGGGCACCGATCACCAC